CTAACTCATTATCCGCGCGGCCCACATGGAAATGTCATCCCCGCTGCCCAAATCTGGCTGTACCAGACCATTCACCATAAAGGTTGGCGACACGTGGATGCCGTTCTGACGGGCATATTTGCAATGCCATTTGATGACGGTTTGCAATTCCGGCACCGCAAACGGCTCGCTCACATTCACACCGCTATAACGCTCAAGACGATCAACAATATCCTGCGGCGTGGCCTGCATATTTGGGCCGCTGCAATGGTCGGTAAACTCAAATTCTTCACGATGATCAGCCACCGCCTGCAACACTTTTTTCGCTGCGGCTCTGCCGTCCGGTAAGGTCGATGCCGCCAGAATGTAGCGAACGATCACCCCAGAAAACATATGCCACGGTTGCGATTGCAGACGGATTTTCACCGTCACGTTATCTTCCCCAACTGCGGCCAATAGCGCGTCGAGTTTGTTGAACGCCTTCACCGAAAAGGGGCAAGTCGGTTCCAGAAAAACCTCGAAAGTCCGTGGACCGTGACCCCATTCCAGCGCCTGTGCCTGTAAGCTCATGTTGACTCCTGATGTTGTGTTGTCGTTTCGATTATCTTATCTGTCAGGATTATGATTAAGCCACTTCTGCCAGCGTGTTGGCAATGAGTAGATGTGGGTGGCGAAGTACGGCTGGTACACCAACTGAACACATCATGCAGGACAAAGATCTTGAGGAAAACTACCACGCCCGCTTTATGCAAAAGGCGCAGACCGATGCCGGGTTCGAAAGCAAAATTTTCTATGATCTGGATGAACTGTGCTGGGATGCCGCCGGGCAATAAAGCAATTCTGCCAGTGCAGTGGCAGCTATTCCCGCATCACCGTTACCTGCGGATACCGATTTTATGGTCAACAACGAGCTGACAAAAACCGGCTTCGTGGTGGAACCGATTTCCGGCCGCTGCGGCAGAACCTGCCTGCGTTCTGATTTACACATACCGGATGAGGGGAGCATCCGGTCTTTCTGAAAGCAAAAACGCCTCACAGAGCTGTAGTCAAGAATTTGAATCCGGGCTTTCATAATGTATATAGAAGTAATGTGAAGTATTTATCAGAGAGCTCTAAAATCAAAAAATATTATTGATGAAGACTGATTAATACTAATTGTTATCTCAAATAGTATTATTTTCTTACGGCGTATTTATATTTTTTCTTTGAAATACTGACAATGGAATGATGGGCGGAATTAGACTCACCACTTGGCGAGATCTTATGGGCCACACAGTTGTTGAGTAAGTTTAAGAATCTGGGGGAGTAATTTTTGAAAAAAATATTACTACAGTTATTTTATATAGAGTTATGCACGAGCAGGAAAGGGGGTAATGTTTATTCAGCATAGCATTATGGCATCATCACAGTTGGCGATTAATTTTAAAGTTCTCCTCGATAAAATTATGGAAATTAAGTGATTCTTGATGTGACACAGGAGGTCGGACACTCTCTATAGGATCAGTAGCCATCGTGAAGTTGCCAAAGCGAAAATGCCCCAGACTGGGACTGGCGTATAGCGATCGACCATTACTATACGCCGGGATAATTTCTTTATAATACTGAGCGTTGATTCTGTTGTTCAGTATGAACACGCTTAACTATTTTATAGATCCATTGTAGCGTTAAATTATAGCGCTTCGCTAATTCAGCGTAATTTCGCCCATTACATTCGCTGTAGATCTGATAATCGCGTTCAGATGCCCTGCCAGAAATACCTTTTGGGAAGTAAATGCTTTGTCCACCCCAGTTTCGCATCATTCTGTCAGCAATGGCATGACCGACATTATCAGCAGATGCACTGTCTATATTCATGCTCTCAATAAGAACTTGTGATGCATGAAATGCCAGGTCGTTTATAATCTCTGGGGTTCGTATCATCTCTTTTGATTTTTTAATCATATTTAATCTCCATGTATCATATCTAACGCTGCATACTGCCATGTATTTATCGGAAATAGGATAACTTAAAACGGATTCATCGATTATCAATAACTACTGATGATCGATAATAGTTATCCATAGATATTTGTTATCAATGTTAATAATTTTATTAAACCAGTAATAAGTAAATGATGTTAATGCATAAAGTAAGCTTTGCATTCGTGGAAAGTAAGTTTTAATTTATGCCGTCACATCACATCAATGCTGTATAAATATACAGATTGATTCCATTTTAATCACATTAAAAAAGATCGTTTCCCTCACACCCTTGGTTTTTTCTAAACATGTTTAAACATTTATAGATAACATTTGACAGTGACATATTTGTACTGGGCTGTCTGTACTTTAGCTACTACATACTCGTTTCAGAGCAGTCGTAGAAGTTACTATGCTTCCATTTTTACTTCTGCTGATTTTATGCAACTCCCTGCTTATTTGTATTCATCAAGATAATGAAAGGATTTTTTAAAGTTATCTATTAAAGTCCTTTTCATTCTTCCGTTATAGGAAATAGAAATACTTATGTCTCACTTTTCAGGAGATATAAGATGCAAAAAATAACTTTTCCCAGACTTTCTGGATGGCTTGTAGCGTCTATCGTATTGCTTACTCTTATTGGTTGGGCATCATTCGCACAAATTCCGGTGGTCATCTATAAACTGAGCTTGGTATCGCTATCGGCTGTATTGGGTTACTGGCTTGATCGAAGCCTCTTTCCTTGGGCACGTCCGGACTCCTTTTGTCCCAGGGAAGAGCCGCGGTGCTGTGCAGCAGCGATGATACGTCGTTCGCTGATCGTCGCCGCTGTGTGTCTTAGTGTCGCCATGGGACTGTGATGATGTGGCGAAAATACGCAGGTTTGTCCTGCACCATTTTTATCTTCTCGACAGAAGCGGCCGAGCCGCCTCGCGCGGCCTTGCAATGGCGAAGCGAATTAATTCGTACCGCACGCGAAACTTGGGGAATAAGCGCCCCTGTTGCGGATTTTGCTGGGCAGTTACATCAGGAATCAGGTTGGGATCCTGATGCCCATTCACCGGTGGGAGCTCAGGGAATGGCACAATTCATGCCCGCAACCGCAAAATGGGTGAGCCAGCTTTATCCTCAGCTACGCGAAAATACTCCGTATAATCCGGTCTGGGCGGTACGTGCGTTGGTACAGTACGATCATCAGCTCTGGCTAAATATGGTTGCAAAGGATGACTGCCAGCGAATGGCATTTACCCTAAGCGCCTATAACGGCGGACAAGGCTGGGTGAATAGAGACAAAAAAATGGCGGCTTCAAAGGGGCTAGATGCGTCCATCTGGTTTGAACATGTTGAGCAAGTCAATGCCGGACGTAGCGAGGCAAACTGGCGAGAAAATCGTCACTACCCTAAAAAGATATTATTTCAGCACGCTCCCCACTATTTGCAATGGGGACAAGCAAGCTGCATTCATTGATTAGTGGGTGGGCAATGAAAATCAGTATCGATTTTTGGGAAGTTATTTCCATTATGTTTTCATTCGTTGGATTAATGTTCGCTTCCGGTAAGCTGCTTCTATCGCAAATAGAAAAAAGACTGAATGAACGTTTTGAGTCTCTGGAGGTTGCCAGGCGTGAATCTGATTTAAGTTGGTCCAGGCTTGAACGAGAATTTCTCGAGTTCAGAGCGGATCTCCCGTTGTATTATGTTCGAAGGGAGGATTATCTTCGCGGACAGGCAGTCATAGAAGCAAAGTTGGATGCACTCTATAACAAAATATAACTTTTCCAATGAGTAAGCGCCTAAGTAAATCCCCGTCTTTATTTGTCGGGGATTTTTTATTTCTTATAAATGTTTTCCCTAAAGCAGATTAAAAGACTCACCTTCCCGGAACAGCCAATATACTCACGAACTATAGCGGAGAGAATATATCATCTCCCGGTGAATTAAGGTGAGTAATAAATGGAAACATTATCTGTTATGAATGCTGTGATTAATTGTCTGAGTGAATTAAATCCCGATATAGATGTATTGGTATCATCTATCGATCCGAAAGAATACATCCCAACGACACAGCAGGTAACCGTACTCGTTCATTATTGCGGTTCTGTTTTTGCCGCATCAGAAAGTACTGATGCCATCATGCAAAGGCAAACGCTCCACTTCACCGCCACCGTTATTGTTCCACAAGAAAATGACGCGATAAATGCGCTGGATCGTATACGAAATTCGTTGGGCGGTATTCCACTGCCCGACTGTGATCGTCTGCTCTGGCTGGAGAGTGAAAAGTCCCTTGGTGAGACGGCAGGTTTCTGCCGGTACACCCTTGGAATGGCCACCAGCGCACTGTTTATCGCGGAGCGGGAGAGCGAGGATTTACCTCTGCTTAAAATCGTTAACTATAAGGAAATTCAATGAAATATATCTACAGCGGCCCGGCAAGCGGCGTCACGCTCGCTGACGGTCAGGAAGTTTTACTGTGGCCAGATAGCGAAATTGATCTGCCAGAAGAAAATGAATGGGTGATGACAATGATTGCACGCCGTCATCTGACACCGGCAGTCGCCCAAGAACCAGAAACGAACGAAGAGGAAATTGTACATGGCAGCTAATTATCTGCACGGTGTCGAAACCATTGAGATCGAAACCGGCCCACGGCCGGTTAAAGCTGTAAAGTCCGCGGTTATTGGCCTGATCGGCACCGCACCCTGCGGTCCGGTTAACCAACCAACTCTGTGCCTATCTGAAAGCGACGCGGCACAGTTTGGTCCTGGTATGGTAAATTTCACCATCCCTCAAGCGCTCAATGCGATCTACGATCACGGCGCAGGGACGGTGGTAGTAATTAACGTTCTGAACCCGGCTTTGCATAAGACGTCTATTACCAGTGAAGCCATCACGGTGGGTGACAATAACCAATTTCAGTTGAAACACGGGGCACTGCAAACCGTGGCAATTGGCCGTAGTACCAATGCTGGTAGCCCTTATATCAGCGGCACTGACTACACCGTAGATATGTTGACGGGTACAGTCAACTGTATGGGGGTCAACCTGAAGCCCGGTACTAAGGCTTACGCCAATTACACCTATGCGGATCCGACGAAGGTCACCGCTGCCGAGATTATTGGTGCGGTTAACACCGCAGGCGATCGTACCGGGATGAAACTGTTGCAGGATACTTATAGCCAGTATGGTTTTTACACCAAAATACTGATTTCACCCGTATTTTGTACCCAAAAAACTGTCTCCACTGAGCTTATTGCACAAGCGGAAAACCTGGGGGCTATTGCTTACATCGACGCGCCGGTAGGGACAACTTTCCAGCAAGTATTGGCAGGTCGCGGTCCGCTGGGGTCGATTAACTTCAATACCAGCTCAGATCGTGCGCGTTTGTGCTACCCGCATGTGAAAGTTTATGACAGTGCGACTAATGCCGAAGTGTTGGAACCGCTGTCCTCGCGGGCCGCTGGTCTGCGGGCGAAAGTGGATCTGGAAAAAGGCTTCTGGTGGAGTAACTCAAACCAGGAAATTCAGGGTATTACCGGCGTAGAGCGCTCGTTGTCAGCAATGATCGATGACCCGCAAAGCGAAGTGAATCAACTGAATGAAAACGGTATCACCACCATTTTCAACAGCTACGGTTCCGGTTTGCGCCTGTGGGGTAACCGCACTGCTGCCTGGCCGACCGTCACACATATGCGCAATTTTGAAAATGTACGACGTACCGGTGATGTGATTAACGAATCGATTCGTTATTTCAGCCAGCAGTACATGGATATGCCGATTAACCAGGCGCTAATCGACGCGCTGACCGAATCGGTTAATTCCTGGGGCCGCAAGTTGATTGCCGATGGTGCACTGTTGGGCTTCGAATGCTGGTATGACCCGGCGCGTAATGCTCAGACTGAACTGGCTGCCGGTCATCTGCTTCTGAGCTACAAATTCACTCCGCCACCGCCTCTCGAACGTCTGACATTTGAAACTGAAATTACCGATGAATATTTAGTATCTCTGGAGAGTAATAGCTAATGGCCGGAAAAATTCAAATTAATCGTGTTACCAATGCCAATATTTATCTCGACGGTAATAATTTGTTAGGCCGCGCAACAGAAATTAAGCTGCCTGACATTAGCATGATTATGCAGGAGCATAAAGCTCTGGGGATGATTGGCAAAATAGAACTCCCTTCAGGGTTTGATAAGCTGGAAGGAGAAATTAAATGGAACTCCTTCTATCACGATGTGATGCGCAAAACAGCGAATCCATGGAATGCAATCGCCTTACAGTGTCGCTCCAGCATCGATTGTTATAACTCGCAGGGCAAAGCAGAGCAACTGCCGCTGGTCACCCATATGACCGTGATGTTTAAAAAGAATCCATTGGGTACTTTTAAGCAGAACGAAAATCCGGAATTCAGCAGCAGCTTCGGCTGTACTTATATTAAACAAGTTATTGATGGTGAAGCATTGCTCGAGATTGATTATCTGGCGAATATCTTCCGAGTCAATGGCGAAGATCAGTTAAGCGCTTATCGTAATAACATTGGCGGTTAATTGTTTCGGGGCTGAGGCCCCGAATATCCTCCTCTCTAAATAAATGGACTACACCATGAGCGAAAAATATAAACTCCAGTTCCCGTTCACTTCTGCATCGGGAGAACGTATCGACGTTCTGCAATTACGTCGCCTAAAGGTAAAAGATATGCGTACTGCACGACACGCCAGCGACAAACCGGAAGAGTGGGATGAGCCGCTAATGGCCGCCATGACAGGCCTGGTGTCAGAAGACCTGGCTGAAATGGATCTACTGGACTATCAGGCACTACAAACACGATTTCAAGCCATGCTTAGCATGGCTGCATAACCCGCAGCACTTGTGGCAGGCAATGGCTCTGTTGGCGAGATGGTTTCGCTTTCCGCCTGGAGAGATCGATGCTCTGACGCTTGACGATTTCAGCTGCTGGCTGGATGAGGCCAGTACACAGATTAAACACGAGTACGACTCGCAGGCTTAATTGAGGCCTGCGGGTTTTCCGACCTTAAGCCCGTCTCCTTCTCTGCCTCTTATCTGGAAAGTCTGTTGCCGGGCCTTATTTATAAGTGAGAAAAAATTTTGGCCAACGATATTATTACCCAGCTTCAGGGCCGTAATGAGACGTTGACGCAGGCAATAGCCCGTTACGGATCACTCAACCTCAGCACGCTGCAAACACTTAGCACTGAGAAAGCAAAAATCACCAGACTCACGCAACAATTGACGGGCACCTCCTTCCGCCGTGAAGAGAGCGATAAGCAACGCATCGCATCATTAGAAAAAACTCAGCAAGTCACCGGGCAGGCTGGAAAACTCCTCAACGTGGAAGCGCCCGACTGGAATCTGCCTTACAAATTTCTGGACAGTATGGCCAACATGGCGACTAAAGGTGGCATGGACAACGCCACGCGTGATGAACTGAGCCTCAAACTTTGCAACTGGAGCCTTGATTTTAATCAGGATCAGAATGCGCTACCGGAGGCCGCAACCACGATGATCGCCGGTGGCATAATCTCTATGCAGGATCTCAACCGCTATTTGCCTGAGATTGGCAAAGCTGCTACTGCTACTCGCGACAGCACTGCCATTTGGGCTCAAGCGGCGCTTATCACACACGATCGCCTTAACATCTCCCCTGCAGATTTCCCTTTCGCGCAAAATATGATGTACAGCGTTGCCAAAGGTGGCGGAAGCTCGGTTGAAGAACAAGCACGTTGGATCAACGCCTTTGCCGGTAAAACCGGGCTGCAGGGCAAAGAAGGTCTTGCAGAACTGACCGCGTCGATGCAAATCGCCATGAAGAATGCAAGCAGTGCTGTTTCGGCGGCACAAAACTTCGATCATTTTCTGCAAAGCACCTTCTCAAAAGAGACGGATAGCTGGTTTGCCCGTCAGGGAGTCGATCTTCGGGGTTCGCTGATGGATCACCAACAAAACGGCATCGGCGTTACCGAAGCGATGATACATGTCGTGCAGATGCAACTGGAGAAAATGAATCCGCAGATCCTTGAGACCCTCAGGCAGACCATGAAGATTGAGGATCTTTCCATGCGCGGTGATGCCCTGAAGTCCATGGTGACGAAATTCAATTTGGGCGAGATGTTCAGCGATGCCAAAACCCTGGATTTCATTGCGCCAATGCTGGCAAACCAGGACGAATATCGTCGGTTGAAAACCGTCACTACGCAGGCGGGCGGGAGTAATCTGATCGACAATGATCTTAATAAGACAATGACGTCGCCAATTGAACAAACCAAAGCGTTGCAGATGGCGCTTAACGATCTCTGGCTTAGTATCGGCCTGAAATTATTACCCGTCGTTGGTGAGCTGGCGCAAAGCCTTTTACCACTCGTTAGGCAATTCAGCGTCTGGCTACGGGAAAACCCGGCGCTGGTAGATGGTATCGCAAAAATGGTCGGCATTATCTGGCTGTTCGATGGGGCGATGAGCATACTTAAACTGGGGGCGAATATTATCGCTTCACCGTTTATCCGTCTGATCGATATCTTCCTGAAGGTGAAAGCCAGCCTGGCATTGAGCGGCAGTGCCAACACCGCGCTGTCGATACTGAAATCGCTGGGCCGTGGGGCAAAAACTGTTGCCACACTACTGGGGAGTGGCCTGGTCAGCGGGCTGAAACTGGTCGGCCAGACCGTCCTTTGGCTGGGTAGGGCGCTGCTGATGAACCCCATTGGCCTGGTCATTACCGCCATCGCAGGTACTGCGTATTTGATCTATCGCTACTGGGTACCCATTTCCGATTTCTTTTCCGGCCTATGGGCACGCATCAAAACCGCTTTCGATGGGGGCATTGGGGGCATCACGGCACTGATTCTCAACTGGTCGCCTCTGGGTCTGTTTTATAACGTGTTCGCTGGCGTTCTGGACTGGTTTGGCATTGAGCTACCCCAGAGTTTCAGCCAGTTCGGCAGCGGCATTTTGGATAGCTTGATCAACGGCATTCTGAACGCACTACCTTTCTTGAAGAGTGCTATTGAACAGATAAAAAGCCTGATCCCGGATTGGGCGCAAAGCACGCTGGGCATCAGCACGCAAAAAAACGTTGCAGCAGTAGGCCTACCCGGCGTTGCTGGAACGGCATTAGCGAATACGTCCGGTAAGCAACAGGGGTCTGGTGTTAAAACGACGCTCACGCCGCCTGCACTGCCAGGAAAACTCGGTGTGCCCTCCCGTGCTCAGAGCAATGTTCAGGTCCATTTCTCCCCACAGGTTACGGTTCAGGGGAGTGGTGTGAACGCCGCCAGGGATATCAACAACGTGCTGGCGCTTAGCAAACGCGAGCTGGAGAGAATGATTAACGATGTGATGGCGCAACAACAGCGCCGGGAGTATGCCTGATGTATGCCGTATTAGGAGAGATTGAATTTGAAGTCCTCACTCACTGGGATGAATTCGACGATACCATGGGTGTGGATTACGCCACCCATGCTCGTATTGAGGGTAAGCCGGGCATGCAGTTTATTGGCGATAAGCTGGACAAAATCACCCTGAAATTTAGTTTTCACAGCCAGTTCTGCCAGCCCACAGCGGAGTTGAATCGGCTGCGTGAGGCCATGACTGCACATCAGGCCATGGCACTGGTCTTTGGTAATGGTGATTATCGCGGCTGGTTTGTGATCACCGATCTGAGTGCTATACACAATGCTACCGATGCTTACGGTAACGTGATTGCCCAGACTGGCAGCCTGACATTGCAGGAGTACACCGGCGATCCGAAAAACCCGTTGATGCCTCCGGCCATTACCACTCAGGAGCCAAATATTGACGAGATATTGGAGGATTTTCCTGAATTGAGCGACTCCTGGTTTGATGAGTTAATGAGCGGTGCTGAGGACGGCATGCGTGATGCTAAAGAGATGATGGACGATATGGCCGACGCCATTGACGACATCAAAAAAACGGCCACTCAGGTGCAACAATTGGTGAAGGAAGCCAAAGCCTTGCAGGAGAAGTGTCTCAAGATAGTTGATTCACTGAATAAAACCGTCATCTCAGTGGAAAAAATTTTCCAGCAGCCTTTGGATAGACAAACACTGGCTGATATGCCCAAAGCGTTGGCCGCCAAAATGCAGGTGCTGATTGACAGCTTGCCGGGGATTGGCAAGTGCGCCAGTGACGCCGCCATGCTTATCGAACACGCCGAATCGTTGTTCGGCAAGATAACCAACAGTGTGGCGGAGGTGACTTATGACAATGCTGCTTCGTTGGTCAATCAGGCGCGCATCACGATGCAAAAAAGCACGTCAGCGGTGAGCCACTTGGCGGCTGCAGACATTACGAGGATTCTGTAATGCGATACCTTGAACATATCACTACAGAAGGTGAACGTTGGGATAATCTCGCCTGGCGCTATTATGGTGATGCACTGGCCTATGAGCGGATCATCGGGGCTAATCCTCACGTCGCTATTATTCCCGTTTTACCGTCAGGCGTGCGGTTGATTATTCCAGTCATCAGCGTCACGCAAACCACTCAGGAGCTACCGCCATGGCTGAGATAACGGTATCCGGTGGAGTATTTGCCACCTTGACGCCCATTTTTACTCTCTGGTACGGGCATAAAGAGATCACTTATGACATTGCGCCTTATGTCACCAGTGTCAGCTACAGCGACAGCATTAAAAATGAGTCGGATGTTATTGCCATTACGCTGGAAGATGCCGCAGGTCGCTGGGTAAATGAGTGGTATCCTGGAAAAGGAGATACCCTGGCGTTACACATGGGCTACCAGGGCGAAGATCTGCTCGACTGCGGGATGTATATCATTGATAAAATTGATATCAGTGCCCCGCCATCGACAGTCAATATCGACGGTATTGCCACTTCAGTCAGCAAAGCGTTACGCACCAAAAACAGCCAGGGCTTTGAAGAGACCACGCTTTCAGCTATCGCTAGTCGCATCGCGCAAGCGCACGGTTTAACACTGGTGGGCAAAATCGAACCACTTACCATTGACCGGGTGACCCAATATGGTGAAACAGATGTCGCGTTTCTCAAGCGTCTGGCCAGTGAATATGGCTACACCGTAAAAGTAACGGTAAAGGAGCTCATCTTTTCTCATTTGCCGACGCTGCGCTGTCTTGCGCCGGTAAAAGCGCTCAGTCGGATGGATGTTACACACTACACGTTCAAAGATACCATCAACCGTATCTATAAAAACGCCACCGTGCAGCATCAAAACAGCAAGAAAAAAGAGCTGATTATCTACACCCATAATAGCCAGGAGAAGGTATCAGGGCGTGGGACGTCAACCAGCGCCGATACCCTGAAGCTGAACAGTCGAGCGCCGGATACGGGGGCTGCGCAGGCCAAAGCTAATGCCGCACTGGACAACCATAACGAATATCAGCAAACCGGAACGCTCAGCATGATGGGTTGCCCACAGATGACGGCGGGCAACAAAATCGACCTTTCCGGCTTTGGCGTGCTCTCAGGCCAATGGCTGATTGATAAATCGATGCATAAATTAACCCGCAGTGGCTACATCACTGAAATAGAAATTTCACGTGGGCCGGCGACCAGCCAGTAAGGAGAAATGATGAAAGGAGTCACCCACCAGACGGGGATTATTAGTGATATCGACGAAGTCACCGTTCGTGTCCGGGTCAGCCTGCCGGAGTGCGATAATCTGCGCAGCGGCTGGCTACCAGTTCTACAGCGCAACACCCAGGACAATAAAGATTACTGGCTGCCGGATATGGGCGAACAGGTGGAAGTGCTGCTCGACGACAACGGAGAGGATGGCGTGGTGTTGGGTTCGGTCTATTCCTCGGTAGATAGCGCGCCGCTGGCATCACGCGACAAGCGCTATGTCCACTTTTCCGACGGTGCGGCTTTTGAATATGATCGCAATTTACATCAGCTCACGATCAATGGAGGTATCGAAAAAATCGTCATTGAGGTGAAGGAGAGTACCGGCCTCACCTCACCGCTAGTGGAGATCAAAGCGCAGCAGGTCATGGTGACGTCAGAAACTGTAAGCGTGAAGGCAACTGACGTCAGCGTTGAGGCGAGCAGCGTAGGGGTGAAAGCGTTGAACGTCACCGTCGATGCGCCGCTTAGCACCTTTACGGGCGACGTCACTATCATGAAAAAACTCACCTGGCTTGGCGGTATGGCAGGCAGTGGTGGTATCGGTAATAGCGCCGTGATCACCGGTAATGTCAGCGTTTTGGGAAACGTCAATACCAGCGGAGCCGTTATGGACAGCGGCGGCAACTCAAATCACCATTCCCATTAGTTCAAAACCCGCCGCAATGGCGGGTTTTGTTTTTTTTAATCAAGCACTTCCTTAAATCACTTTAATATCTCTCACCGCGCAATAGGGCGAAAATAACCCTATGAATACAAAAGTACGACCCTCAACCCTGCACTGGCAACCTGCCTTGCAACGTCCTGAAGAATACGTCTGTGGGCTGGATGATATTCATCAGGCAATACACATTATCCTGCGCACTCCGCGCGGTAGCGATCCCCACAGGCCGCTTTTTGGCAGCAACCTCTGGCGCTACATCGACTACCCGATCGAGCGGGCTATTCCGCACGTTGTCCGGGAGTCGGTGGAGGCCATTCGTCTGTGGGAACCCCGGTGCCGGCTGCTGAAGGTGACGCCGTCCATTAACGGTGAACATCTGACGTTGCGCGTTCAATGGCGCGCCTCAGATGGCGTAATTAACTCTACGGAGGTGTTATGGCAATAGCCGAACCTGATTTTATCGACCGCGATCCCGCGTTAATCACCAGTGAGATGATTGCGCAATATGAGGACTCCAGCGGTAAAAAACTCTACCCGGCGCAGGCCGAGCGACTGCTCATCGACCTGTTTGCCTATCGCGAAACCTTAGTCCGCATCGCCATCCAGGAGGCGGCGAAGCAAAACCTGGTCGCGTATTCGCGTGCGCCCATGCTGGATTACCTGGGCGAACTGGTGGGTGTTCATCGTTTACCTGCACAGCCCGCTAAAACGACTCTGCAGTTTTCTTTCGCCAGGAACTATAGCCGTAGCGTATGGATTTCTAAGGGAACTCGCGTCAGTGCCTCCGACAGCATGATGTTTGCCACTGATGAGGACATTCAGCTTCGCTCTTACGGCACGGGTACGGCGGTGACGGCAACCTGCGTCACAACCGGAGAAATCGGCAACGGCTGGCAGCCTGCGCAAATCAGCGCGCTGGTGGATAGCGTTGGCAATTACGATATCAACGTGACCAACCTTACTGTCTCCGCGGGAGGCTGTGGTGAAGAAAGCGATGATGCGCTACGTGAGCGTATTCAACTGGCACCGGAAAGTTTCAGTAACGCAGGCAGCTACGGCGCATACCGTTTTCATACGCTTTCGGTCAGTCCGTCGATAATAGATGTAGCGGTGCTGGGGCCGGATGAAGGGCTGGCGGAAGGCTGCGTGGAGATCTATCCGCTGACGCTGAACGGCCTTCCGGGCACGGAACTGCTCGCCTTGATTGAACAGGAGGTGAGCAAGGAGAAAAAACGTCCGTTGACCGATAAAGTGAGCGCCAAAAAATCACCACGCGTGGCTTATCAGATCCGCGCCCGGTTGACGCTGTTTACTACTGCCGATCAGGAGACAACGCTGGCTGCTGCACTAGAGGCAATTAGCGGATGGACGCAGCAGCGACAAACCCGGTTAGGCCAGGATATCGTGCCAAACCAGATCATCAAAGTGTTGCAGGTCGATGGTGTTTATGACGTCGCACTCGATATGCCCGACAAAAGGGTACTCCTGGCGCACGAATGGGCGGAATGCACGGCCATTGATGTGATGATTTCCGGGGTCAGCGATGGATAAACTGAGCCTGCCACCGCCGCTTGCCATTGATGACCGTTTCTCCATTCTGGCAAATATTGCAGCTGAACGCTTTGCAGGAATCGACCTGACTACGCTGCTGGTCTATCTGGTGGATTTGGTCGATGTGTCCGCTCTGCCGTCGCTGGCCGAGCAGTTCCATGTTCAGGGGCTGGAAGGTTGGTTGTTTGCCAGCAGTGAACAGGAGAAGCGTGAACTTATTAAGCAGGCCATTGAGCTGCATAAATATAAAGGGACAACCTGGGCCGTTCGCTGTGTATTAGAAATATTATCAATACCTGGAACGATTTCTGAATGGTTTGAATATGGCGGTAAAGCTTATTTCTTTAAGGTTGAGATTACGCTGATTGATAAGGGGATGGACGAACATCTTTTTAATAATCTTGTTGCTCTTATTCATGAATATAAAAACGTGCGCTCAAAACTGGAAGCGCTAATTATATGGATAATTAACCAAAGTGCGGTTCCGGTTATTGGCTGTGCGCTCTTTGGTGGCGAAATTACCACCGTATTACCTTTCCAGATCCTGGACGTTCAGCAAAATAAACCGATCTATTTCGGTACAGGGCAATGGAGCCTTGAAATTACATCTATTTACCCGGAGTAATTATGGATAATGAATTTTATACCCTTCTGACCGATAAGGGGATGGCGAAAATCGCCAGCGCCCTTGCTGATAAAAAGCAAATACATCTGCAAAAGATGGCTGTTGGCGACAGTGGTGGACAATATTATGAACCCACCACCAGCCAAACCGCATTGCACCACGAGGTCTGGCGCGGTGAGATGAATACCCTGACAGTTGCGCCAAATAACCCTAACTGGCTAATTGCCGAAGTGGTGCTGCCGGAAGATATTGGCGGCTGGTATGTCCGCGAAGTGGGCGTATTTGATGATGATGGGGAGCTGATTGCCATCGGCAAGTTCCCGGAATCCTACAAGCCGCTATTACCGGGCGGATGTGGGAAGCAGGTCTGTATACGCTTGATTATGGAAGTATCGAACACCACGGCGGTGACGTTGACCGTTGATCCCAGCATTGTGCTGGCGACGCGCGATTACGTGGATTCACTGCTGGATGAGCACGAGCATTCCACTAATCACCCGGACGCCACGTTAACGCAGAAAGGCTTTACCCAGCTGAGTAACGCCACCGACAGCGATGACGAAACAAAAGCCGCAACGCCGAAGGCCGTAAAGGCGGCGATGGTCGAAGCGCGTAACCACACCCATACCTGGAGCCAGATAACCGACATCCCGGACGGCACGCTGACGCAAAAAGGGATCGTGAAGCTTAATAACGCAACCAACAGCACCAGCACGACTGAGGCGGCGACGCCGAGTGCGGTGAAGGCGGCCTATGAACTTGCAAATGGTAAAGCCGCTGCCAGCCACACTCACCCCTGGAGCCAGGTAACCGGTGTCCCGGATGGGACGCTGACGCAAAAAGGAATCGTTAAGCTTAATAACGCGACGAATAGCACCAGTACTACCGAGGCGGCGACGCCAAGCGCGGTGAAAGCGGCAATGGATAAAGCGAATGCGGCGGCACCGGCGAATCATACTCATACTCAGTTTTTTAAAACTAATGGGACGTTTACGGTTCCGGCGGGAGTGACAACCCTGTTTGTTGAGGTGATGGGCGGCGGCGGCGGTGGGGCTGGAGGCTACCAGTCTCCTGGATCTGCTAGTTATAAATCTCTGGGAGGAGAAGCTTCTGAAATAAAAATTGCTTATATCACCGTTAATCCTACTAGCCATATACCAGTTATTGTCGGTACTGGAGGTTCTGGTGGACCAAAAGGAAGCAACAGTAATACTGTTAACAGAAATGGTGGTACTGGTGGGTCATCTTCCTTTATGGATCTAACTGCTCAAGGTGGCGTGGGTGGCGTGCCCTCAGCAAATTTAAGTAGTTACACGTCATACTCTGATCATGGACCTGTTGCAGTCGGACAATCAACATCCTTTTATGAAGTATTACTCGGAAGTAACGGTAATAACTCCGCACTTGGCACCGGAGGAAAACATGGAGTAATCACAACAACAAATTATCCAGACCGCAGTGTCAGAACAACAATTACATTACCTAATAATGCTGTTGGATATGGGGCTGGTGGGGCAGGGGGCAATTCTGGGTTTTCGTCTCCAAGTAACTTAGCTGAATATATATGGTGTCCGGGTTCAAAAGGCTCCCCTGGTTTCGTAAAAATCTCATGGTGAATTGAAATGGCAAAATACGCATATTACGATCCAGAATCACTTATCGTTCTGGACTGGATGAATACCGATTTTTATAACTACCCTGTAAGGGGGAATTTAATTGAATTAACTGACCAACAATGGCAGGAATACGCTAATACAGCTAAGAAAGTTTGGGTTGACAGTGAAAAAATGTCATTTATTACGACCCCTCCACCTGGTGATTTTTATAAGCTGGTGAATGGGAAATGGATATTTGATGAAAATCAAATGCTGATGGTTCTTGCCGGGATGAAAGCCGATAAAATTCGTAAAATTAAAATTCAGCGCGATGAAGTCACCTCTGACTATATTAGTATCGACAGTAATCATTTCCACAGCGATGCCAACAGCCGTATTCAGCAATTGTCGTTGACGAAAATGGGGCAGGCAAAGAAGGTGCCCAAAGGATTAATGTGGCAGACCAAAAACAATGGTCGGATTGTCTTAACCAACGAAATTGCAGCCCAGTTCGAAAGCGCCACGATGGATCACGATATGCGCCTGTTTGCAAATGCGCAGTCTCATATCACTGCCGTGGAAGCACTCGACGATATTCAGGCCGTACTTGACTACGATCACTCCACAGGCTGGCAACCATGAATAAAGCGACCGTCTGGCTTGCCTGCTACAAAGGGCGAACAGAACATCGCGGCATCGCCATGCTTGCTGACTGGGTGACTCGTAAAGTCACCCGTGGGATCTATTCGCACTGCGAGCTGGCCGTCGCGCGCGGGGGGAATGAGTATCTGTGTTATTCCGCCTCGTTTCGCGATCGTGGCGTACGGGGAAAACTAATGCCGTTACCGGAAGATAAGTGGGATAAGTTGCCATTGCAGGCCAACCTGCAGGAAGTGGAAGCTTTTTTTCGCAAACATGACGGTAAACAGTATGACTGGCAGGGGGCGGTAGGGATTGTTCTGGGCAACAAAGAACAGCGCGAGAAGTTATTTTGCAGTGAGTTTTGCGCTGAATTTCTCCAGCTCAATGACAGCTGGCGGTATTCTCCAAACCATCTGTATGCGCTGGTCAGCAGTTGGCACAACCATCCGTATAAAACGCTGGGCTTCATGTCCTGA